CTTCAATCTTTGGCAGATCGGAGTGTTCTAGAATCGGCTCCCACTTTTCCTGTAAGTTTTCTGATAAAAACATTAGGTTATTCCTCTAAAATTATAATGGGTTTAGTTTACTAATTGCTTCAGAATACCTAGCAATGGTAGGATCAAGAACTGGATCAGATGATTCATCTGCATAAGTTCCTTCCCCTTCCTCTACTCGGGTTTCTTCAGCGACAGTTTCACCATCAACTTTGAAGTATGCTTCTTTAACTTCGCCAATTTTGTCGGCAAAATCTTCGGTATCCGTGAAGTCTACTCCAGCTGCTAGTGATTCCATCTTCTCTTTTTGTGATTCAGATAAGTCTTCACAGGCTTCTCTTATCACGTTGCCTCTCTTGAGAGAATCAAGCTCTTCGGTTACGTCCATATTCTTTTGGACTTCACCGTCGAGTTTTTGTTCCATCTCGTCGAGACGATTTGCGAGTTCATCAATGACATTATACTTGTCTTCGGGAACTTCAACATAATGTTCTACGAACAATGTTTTCAGTCCATCGATGAAGTTTTCGGTCATTTCTGATCTCAAACCTCTCTCTATTGCGAGTTCGTTTTCTTTCGTCCACTCTTCCGCGCAATAGGTAAGATACTTATCAACATTTTCTGCTAATTCATCTCTAACCTTGTCTACCGAGGTTTTAATTTCTTCTTGTTTTTGAGCTTCAATCTCTTCTTTGATTGCAACAACTTTACTGTTGATTGCAGCCTTGAAGATTGTTTTTGCTTTTTCAGCATTTTCATCAGATAGCTCAAGTGCTTCAGAGATTGCTTTTAGGTCGTCTTCTACTTCAATCTCTACTAAATCTGCTTCAACAGCCGCTGGTGTTTCTTCGTCTTTAGATTCTTTAACTTCCTCTTCCTCTTCTTTTTTGGAATTAAAAGATTCTGCGAATTTTAAGACATCTTCCTCGTCCATACCTTTTAAGGTTTCAACGATCTTTCTAGCGACTTCTGCTTTTGTCAAGGATTCGTCCACTTCACCCTCGGATATTGATCCGAAAGTTTTTTGGAGTTGCTCTTTGGTCATTTCCTTCATAGTGTTGACGATAGCCTTGATAGATTCCATTTTTGAAGGTGCTTTTTCTGTAATAGCATCTTCGTCTTCGTTATCTTCTGTTTCTTTGAGTTTATCACCTTTCTCAGGAGCTGGTGCTAATTTGTTCACCGCGTCCTTCGCAGGCTTGGACTCATCAGCAGCTTTCTTTGCAGCTGATACAGCTTTGTCAACAGGATTTTCCTCAGGTTTAACGACTACACCTCTGCCAGAACCGATTGATTCTGCATCAGATGAACCTTGTTTTACAGGCTTTGTGTCACCTTTTTCAGCATCTTCGTGAGGTTGCTTTTCAGCTGCTTCTACAACAGACTCTTCTGTTGTTTCTACAGCAGTAACTTCCTCTGCGTTTTGCTCTTGGTTTTCTAACTCTGCCATTTTACTCTCCTGTTAATTTGAGTTTATTCTTATTTATTTATATACTAAAGGTTCTCAACAAACCTTTTCCATAAATTTAACTTGGTTTCTTCCAGTTTATTTAGGGTTGCAGAAGATAATTCTTGTTTCATCTGCTCTACATCCCTTGCTTTAAGGATACCATTGTCATATATCCACTCTACACCTTCCATGATTCCTTCAACGAAGGCCTCAGGTGCAGAAGGGTCTGCAACAATATCCGCAGCGGTTGCTAACTGAAAGTCCCCTTTTACTACTTGTGCATCACCTTTCTGTTCTAGTGAACCTAGACCCCTAGATGATACTCCCAATTTAGCACCGTCATCGATTAAATTTCTTACGATTTGACCGTTTGGTGTGCTTAAAATCTTTGCTCTACCAACATAATTATTACCATCTTCTGTTAAAGATGTAATCATGTGAGAGACTTTATCTAAATTAATTGTCGGGCCTTCGGGATGTCCTAACTCACCGAATGCTCTTGATTTATCAACAAATTCTTTGTTATATCTTTTGACTTCATTAGCCATGATTTCTTTAGGATATACACGACCATTACGGTTTTTAACTTCCGCTTGCATGAATACTCCTTCAATAAAGTATTCCTTTTCACCTTTTGCGTTAGCTTCTACTATCACAGGCGAAATAGAGTAATCATTATATTCAGATATTAATTTCATTGTTAAACCCCTTAAATTCTTCTATGTTAAAATCTTCTGACATTTGTTTTAGAACCTTTTTAATGTCTTTCATTTCTTTCTCGGCAGTTTTCATATCTTTATATGGATCACCCATTGAAGTGCCATCAAGATATACTTCTACCTTCTTTTTATTGTTCTGAACATACACGATTTCATAGGTTTTTCCACCAGCTTTGACGAAATCTCTCTTTAATTCCTTGGTTCCCCTAGGAGCTTTAAACTTTGCTTCATTAAGTTCTTGAGTTATTTCCTTAAAGCTTTTCATTTTAACTTTCTTTTCCCAATTCTTCCTGTTTATCAGTCCAATTTACTTGTTGCTCAACCCTTTTCATGTCCACTGTTTCACCAGCTTTCTTCATTAAACCCTGTTTAATAAGGTCTTGAGCATCACTCAACTGACCATCTGCAATAGTATCTACTATTTCTCTATGTAATTCTTTATCAGCCATTACCATTGATCTCCATCATTATTATCGTTATCGTCACCACCAGCCTCTTTTTCCGTGGCCATCTGTTTATCGATAGTTTCCATATCATCTTCTGTTTGTCTTAGTATATACTTTCTTACAAATTCATGTGAGAAGTATTTACCAACATATTCAGAAGCTTGTGAAAGAGTATCTAATCTCTCTTTCATGATTTCCACTTCTTTTAATTCTGTGAAGTGGTTATCAGTAGCAAAATCGTATAATAAGAAATCTTTTATCTTATCAAACTCTTCACCAGTTGTTATTTCCTTGAGTATTATCTGTGTTCTTAAAATATCAGTAAATACTCTTGCAAATTTCTTCTGTAGTCTATTGGTGAACTTATTAAATTTCAGTTCATCACGACTAATTTCACTTGCTCGACCCATGTTAAAACCATTGTCGGGCTCCATTCTACTAATAGGAACATTAAGAGATTGATATAGTTTCTTCTTAAAGTATTCTATATCATCTATATCTGCAAGGTTTTGTCCGCCTGGCAGAGTAGTTATCTCCGTTCCACGACCACCTTCTCTTCTAGGTAGCCAAAAATCTTCTAACATCGACATGTGTTTGCGATCATCTTTGATCTCACCTGTCTGTGCATTATAAACAAGTTTATTTTTATACCTGTTCATAACATCTGATAAGTATTGTTCTGCTTTTGCCTTAGGCAAGTTACCAACATCAATGTAGAAGATTCTCCTTTCGGGAGCTCTTGAAATCCTATAGATTACAAGTGCATCTTCCATCATTGATAACTGATTTGCAGTCTTCAATGACTTATGCAGATACCCAATTACCACATTCTTCGTGTAATCAAGTAAACCTGATGTAGTGTATGTCACTGCCTCAGGTGCAATTTTAAGAGTGGAACCTTCATTTGCTGTTCCAGTCTTATCAAAACCTTTATCGTTGAAGACATAAAACTCTTCAACTTTCTTAACGACATCCATTCCTGTCTTGCCGTCTTTGTCTTTTTCTATATTCCTGATCTTTTTGATCTTAAGCGGGTCTATATTTCTTAGGTCTACTATACCTAATTTAGGGCGTTTACTGTCAACGACCTTATGGAAGTAAATTCTTCCGTCTATATACCACTTTCTGAAAATTTCATGAGAGTTCTGATTGAACTTCATTAGAGATAAGATGTGACTAAACTCGTCTTGTATCTTTTTCTTGATACTGTCAGAGAGCTTAACATCTCTGAGATCGAGTGTCACTATTCTATCTGCTGAATCAGAAGTGATACACTCATTTATTATATCCTCAATCGCCGAATCACACTCAGGGATCAGGGATGTTTCTCGGTATCTATTAATGAGACCTGCCTCATTCTTAATACCGCCTTCCATGTCAATATATTGACCGTATGCACCACCTGTTATAAAGCCGCCTGGCTGTTGTGCGATGATCGGAGTTCCGTCATCATCCACAGGTGGAACAAAAGAGGTCGCTTGATTGACCTTCGTTCCTCTTAACTCGTCTTTCTTACGAGTTATTTCAAACCCAAAAATATCCATACTATTATTTATATACCCCGAAAGGTATAGATTTCACTTTTAATTAAATGACTCTTTCCCAGTGCGAGAATGCAAATTCAACATCAAATTGTTCCAATGCGTCAACTGTTTCGTGACTCAATTCTATTGCACCTATATTAAGTGGGAACATGTTGAAGAACTCATATCTTGCAAGGACAGAATCATCTTTGTTAAGTTGTTCTACGAAAGCTCGAGAGATTAAGTAGTCTGTTGTGGTTGAACCATTGCCACCACCCATTTCTTGAATCTCTTGTTGCCAAGCTTCCAACGCTGTTCGTGCTGAAAATTCAACATCATTAAGAATCGAGACCGTCCAGTTTTCGAAAGTTCGATCACCTGCTAGTTTAAGTATACTTCCTCTCCATTGAACATCTACTTGTCCAAGGACTGCTGGTGGAATAGTTCCACCTTTTGCTAAGAACTCAATCTTATCACCAGCTCTAGGTATGAAAATCTTGAACCTATTGGCTCTTGGGCCACCACCTATCAGTTGTGCTTTAAATTCATCTATAGTTGCCATCTGTTTCCCCTAGTTATTCCGTTGTCCCAGCTTCGTATCCGACTGCTGAGTAGATTTCTTCAAACTGAACTCCTGACCTTGCAGCCACGAAGTTAAGTGTTATAAAGTTAATTGATCTAGCAGGCTTCACAAAGATTGAACATACAAATTCGTTTCTATCTATTACCGTATCAGTGTTGTTTGTTTCATCACATAATACTGAGAAGTCTATTAAACCTCGTCTGTTCTTAACATCTCTCAAGAAAGGTTCTACAGCTGCTCTAAATTGTGCCCTTGTGAATGAATCATTAAATTCAAACAGTTGTGATTTGGCTGCTGTTGCTATTGCTTTCTCTAATACGATGAATAATCTTCTAACATTGACTCTGTCAAATGCAGATGGTGTTGATAACATTGTTTTATCACCGTAAAGAAGTGTTCCTTGGCCGGGAAATGTTACAACTGGGTTAATTCTTGCACTATAGAGATCATCTCTAGATGCTTGTTTAGGATTGAATGCAAGTTTAGTTATACCTAAGTATTGACCTCTTGAGAATCCTGCTGGTGAGAACCATGCGTCTCTTAAAAGGTCTGCTCTTGCCATAATTCCTGCTGTGTGACCACATGCTGGAACCCAAACATATCTGTCGTTGAATCTATCGTATTGATAAACCCATGTGCTATCCATTAGAGCATAAGAACTTGAAGTTGCAGTGTCACCTGTTGTTTTAACATTAGACGACTGAGTTGACTCGGATGTAACATTTACTACATCAGATCGTCTTGGTGAAGTTACTGCTATACAATCTTTTCTTGCTTCTGTAAGATTTATTGCTTGATTAGTCATTGTTGTCCAATCTGCAAGAAGGTCTTGATCTACTCCTGATCCGTTATCGGTTCTAGTAGAACCAACAATTAGGAAGGAAATATCAACTGTTTCTGCATCTTGGAAATGTGTTGTCCATGCACTGTATTTTTCTAGTGCTGTTCCTGATCTACCGTCTGCACCACCACTCAATGAATCATTGATCACTGCTGATGGTCTTGCAA